AGTGGTAATTTTATTCAAAATAATAATGTGAAAGGTGATACGTCTGAGTCTATATATATGTTAGGAGCAACACATGAATATATATTCAATGAAACAAGCGCGACTGCGGATAATATTATTATAGATGGCAAAGCTGATGAGGTTATAGATTTTTCAGTTAAAAACCCATTTAGTGAAACTTATTAATAGGATATAATATGTTAGGTAATGATGAACAATATAACAGTATAATACGAAATTATGTAATTGCATTTGGTTCTATTTTCAATGATATAACAATAGTAAGACGCAATTTAGATGATACTATAAAGAAGAGTATTAAAGTGCCGTTATCATATGGTCCAAGTGAAAAATTTATGGCATTAATACATGGTGATGATAAAACTATAGAATTACCAAGGATTGCGTTTGAAATAACATCTATGCAATATGATGGTGAACGTAAATTATCTAAAATTTCTGGATACACTCATAAAGAAACTCCAACGTCAAAAACATTTATAGAACATCCAGTACCATATGATATTGACATTGATTTATTTATAATGGTGAAAAATGCAGATGATGGAACTCAAATACTTGAACAAATATTACCATATTTCACACCAACATTTAATATCCCGATAAAGGAATTAAGCGATAATTCATTAGTACGAGACACACCTTTAGTATTAAATGTCGTTTCATTAGAAGATGATTATGATGGAGATTTTTTCACTAAACGTGCAATTATATGGACTTTAGGATTTACCTTAAAGGGTTATTTGTATGGTAATGCAAAGGAAAAAAAGCTGGTTCGTGGTTCTGGTTCTGGGGTTGGAAATTTAGATTCGGATAATACATCGTATTCCGATCAATCGGTGGCTCCTAAAAACGATGATCAACTGTCGTCTGATGATTATGGATTTGCAGAGGATGTTACAAATTATGAATAAAGTGGAAAAGAAGTTGAATGATGTGTTAGGTATAGACTCATCTTATGATGTTGTTGAAACTAATAAAGATATTATACCTTCAGAAAAAAAAGATGAGATTGTTATTAAAGAGAATTATAATAATACCATTAATACTTTAAACAATTTAATTGAAGTTGGAGAAGATTCTATAGCAACATTATTGTCCGTAGCGAAAGAGACGGAACACCCTAGAGCATTTGAAGTGGTTGGACAATTATTAAAAGTTACTGGTAATCTTAGTAAGGATTTAATAGAATTACAGATGGATATGAAAAGACAAGGTATAAAAAACAAAAAGGAGATTGTTAATAATAATGTGTTCGTTGGAAATACTGCTGATTTTTTATCATTAATAAAAGAGAAGAAGAAGGATATTGATGGAGATTTATAAGCAGAATCCGCGGTTAAAATCTCCAGGCGTTGAAATAGAATGGACTAAAGAACAAACAAAAGAATACATTAAATGTATGGATGATCCAACATATTTTATAAAAAATTATGTTAAAATTATAAATGTAGATAAGGGTCTTGTTCCATTTGAGTTGTATGATTTTCAGGAAAGTATGATAAATACTTTTATGGAATCTAGATTTACTGTTTGTAAAATGGCAAGACAATCAGGTAAATCTATAACATGTATAAGTTATTTTCTCCATCAAATATTATTTACTAAAGATATATCCATTGCCATTTTAGCTAATAAATTATCTACTGCAAGAGAATTGTTGAGTAGATTACAAAGAAGTTATGAAACGTTACCACTTTGGTTACAACAGGGTGTTGTTGTATGGAATAGAACTAATATAGAATTAGAAAATGGTAGTAAAGTTTTAGCATCTGCAACATCTTCTAGTTCAGTACGCGGTAGTTCATTTAATATATTATTTTTAGATGAGTTTGCATTTGTTCCTAATGAAATGGCAGAAGATTTCTTTAGATCGGTTTATCCAACAATATCATCTGGTAATACTAGTAAAGTAATTATAGTATCTACACCATATGGTATGAATCATTTTTATAAATTATGGAATGATTCTATACAAGGTAGAAACGCATATCAAAATTTAGAGGTGCATTGGTCAGAATTGCCAGGTAGAGATTCAACATGGAAACAACTAACAATAAATAATACTTCTGAATTACAATTTCAACAAGAATTTGAGTGTGAATTTTTAGGAAGTTCTAATACCCTAATTAATGGTAGTAAATTGAAGTGTTTATCATATTCCTCTCCAATTAAAAAATTATATGATAATGATTTATTAATATATAATGAACCAATTCCAGATCATATATATTGGTTAACGGTTGATGTGTCTAGGGCTAAAGGAGCAGATTATTCTGCATTTTCTATTATAGATGCAACCGAATTGCCATATATTCAAGTTGCAACATATAGATCAAATGAAATACCACCAATGTTATATCCAAATATAATAAAATTTGCAGCAGATTTATATAATGAAGCATATATATTAGTAGAAATTAATGATATAGGACAACAAATATCAGACATATTATATGAAGAAATGGAATATAATAATATGATAATGACTAAAACTGATGCAAGAAAGGGACAATTTATATCTAATGAGTATGGTAAAAAAGTTAATATAGGAGTTAGAACAACAAAATCAACTAAAAAAACAGGTTGTTATAATTTAAAATCATTGATCGAAGAAGATAAATTAATTATAAATGATTTCAATACCATTGATGAATTATGTTCTTTTATTAGTAAAGGGTTGAAATATGAAGCAGATAGTGGACGTAATGACGATTTAGTGGATACTTTAATATTATTTTCATGGACAACAACCGATCCATATTTTAAAGATTTATCAGATATTAACATTAGAAAGGAAATATATAAAGAACGAATTCAGTATATTGAGGATCAGTTATTGCCATTTGGTTTTATAAATAATACACAACCCAAAGAAATAACTGTAGATAAAAATGGTGATATATGGGGATAGAAATATGATATATTATAAATATTTATATCTAAGATAAATATCCATTAATTATAAAAAAGGAGACGAACAATGGCATTTCAAGTCAGTCCAGGAGTAAATGTAAGAGAGTTTGATTTTAGCACGTCAGTTCCACAAACGGCAACAACATCTGCTGCTATGGTTGGTGATTTTTCGTGGGGTCCTGTTGGTCAAGCAACAACAATCGCAACAGTTGACGAATTAAAATTAGTGTTTGGTAAACCAACAGAATCTAATTATAAACCGTTTTTCACAGCAAGTAATTTTTTAAATTACGCTCAAAGTTTAAAAGTTGTTCGTTCAGTCGGAGTAAATGCAGTAAATGCCATTTCAGGAACATTGGCAACAGCAACAGATACATTAGCAGTATATTCAACTGATGCATCTTCAGAATTACCATTTAAAAATAGAAGTAATACACAAGACCAATATGCAAAAGATTGGGGAAATGGTGGGTCATATCCATTAGGAGAATTAGTCGGGGCTTTAACTAATGAACCATTGGACCATACTACTCCAGGAACATGGCAATTAAACGCACATATCCCTGTGGATTGGTTAGGTAATTATTCATCGTTCAGTTCAAATGTCAGAGATGATATTGACGATTTAATTACATTAAAGGTCATATCCGGCGCCAATACAATTGATTTGCCATTTAATCATTTAAGTCGTGGGTGGATTAAACAAGTAACTGCTACATCACCATTTAAAACAGATTTTGTATTTGGTGGACCACTTAGCGATAATGCTGACGGCACAGGCCGAATAACTATACCACCAACGTTTGTTTTAGATACATCAGTTGGTAAACCAACTTTAGATGTATTATTGGGGTTCACTTCTGAATCAGGTGTAAGCAACAATAATAATTTACAATCAGCGTGGTCATCTTTACAATCGATTGTTAACGGTGTCACACCCAACGCTATGGCGGATTGGGGCAGTCAAACCTACAAAGATTTTTTGAAAGAAAGTTTTGACTATTATTACCCATCTGTTGGTTATTCATTATTTGTCGGTGGATTTAACTTATCAACTGCCTCTGACGCGAATTATCTTAGAATTAGAAGTTCAGATAGTGCAGTTGCTGATTTTAGAATACCTCTAACCGTTACGGCATCCGGTTTAGTATCGACAGTTACAATTAATCATACCGGTAACATTTTAGATAATGCTGATGGTGTTATCGATTCTTTACCTGATGGTCACAATGCTGGCAGTTATGTAGTTACTACTGAATCTGATTGGCAGTTTGATTCATCAAATACAATCTCTTCTGTAACAGTTACTTCGGAAGCACGTAATACATTTCGTTTGGCAGATGGATTAACACCTAATGGAACGGCTATAGTTGTCACAGTAGATGGTGTTGAGGTAAATGAAACTGCTGGGTATTCTATATATCCTACTGTGCTAGGATATTCGGAACTTTATTTAGGAGAATTAATAACGGGTACTACTCCGTTATCGTTACACGTAACAGGTGTTCCATTTAGTTATATAGATTCCAATCCGGTACAAATGTTAACAGAAGAACAAGCGTTAAGTTATTCAGGTGGTGATGGAGCAAATGGAGTTTTTGCTGCTAGATATCCAGGAGAATTTGGTAATAGAATAAAAGTTACTATGTTAGATAGTGCCACATATTTAAATGATGCTCTTGGTAATTCATTATCGATATTACCAACAGATGACAACGACATTGCAGTTATAATTGAAGTGTTTAAAGATGATAAACAAAATGTTGTAGAAAATTTTGAAATTTTTGATAATTTGACTAAATCTCAAGTAGTTCCTGGGACTGAAAATAGAAATTTTATTGATTTTATTAATGCGAATTCATCATATATATATGCACTACAAGTACCTTCTGGATTTAAAGAAGCTGGTGCATTCCCTACTAATTTTGTATGGAAGAATGATTTAATCACAATTGATGGAGTTACTAAAGAAGTTTATATGTCATTAGATTCTAGTAATACTTCTTATGTTTTGTCTGGTGGTACTACAGAATCACCAACAGTATCAGAACTTATTAGTAGTTTTGATGTGATTTCGAATCCTGAACAAATTGAATATTCTATGATATTAAGTGGTGGTTATCATTTGATAGGGGATTCATATACTAATGTTATTCGTCATAGTATAGAATTGTCAAATACACGTCAAGATTGTGTTACTATTTTTTCTGCACCAGAAAGTGTATATGCAACTAAAGATATAAATAATGTTGTGGCATGGTATGATGCGGTAGGTATATCTACTTCTTATGCCGTTGCAGACTCTAATTATAAACGACAATATGATGTATATAATGATAAATATCGTTGGGTACCATTTTGTGGAGATATGGGTGGTGTTTTCTCTAGAACGGATACAGATAAAGATCCATGGTTTTCTCCTGCAGGATTTAATAGAGGAACTATTAAGAATGTAGTTAAATTATATATGGATTTTACTAAGATAGATAGAGATAAGTTATATTTAAAATCTATCAATCCTATAGTATCATTTCCAGGACAAGGTACGATATTATATGGTGACAAAACATTTATGTCAAGACCATCTGCGTTTGATAGAATTAATGTTAGACGATTATTTATAGTGCTTGAAAAAATAATATCTAAAGCTTCAGTATATACTTTATTTGAATTCAATGATACTTTTACTCGTTCACAATTCGTGGCAATGGTTGAACCGTTTCTGACTTTAGTTAAATCTAGACAGGGTGTATATGATTTCTCTGTAATATGTGATGAAACAAATAATCCACCAGATGTAGTTGATGCTGGACAATTTGTTGGTGATATATACATTAAACCCAGTAGATCCATTAATTTCATACGATTAAATTTTGTTGCGGTAAGAAATGGTGTAGAATTTAGTGAAGTTGTTGGCAACAGATAATAGATATTTAAAAGGAGAAAAAAAATGGATATATCAAGTTTTAAAGGGGCTTTTGCAAATGGGGCTAGACCTAATTTATTTGAGGTTAGTTTTGCTGGCGGAACTATCCAAGATACAAAGCTTTTAGTTAAAGCTGCATCAATACCGGCATCTACTATTGCTTCAGTAGACGTACCATATATGGGTAGGGTAGTGAAAGTACAAGGGAATAGAACATATGAGGATTGGCAAATCACTGTGTTGAATGATGAGGGTTTTGGTATTAGAACTGAGTTGGAAAATATGATGATTGCTATGAATAATCCAGAGTTGAATACAGGGGCACAGTTGACAGGACTTAGTGCAACAGTAACACAAAAAAAAGTAGATGGTGGGGTTGGTGGTGTGTATCAATTCGTAGATATGTTCCCTACTGAAATTTCATCTATTGAATTAGCATGGGATACAAATGATTCTATTGAGGAATATACTGTGACTTTTGCCTATAATTATTGGACTAAAATAGGTTAGGGGTGATTTATGGCAATGGATTTAAATAATTTTAAGAACAAGGTTGCCGGACCTAAAAATCTAGCTAGGCCAAATCTATTTTATATTATGATAACTAGTGAAGTTGGTGATGGTGGAGAAGATTCTACATTAATAGGTTTATTACAAGGTAGGGATGATTTCACCACACCAGAGATTGAGGGTTTTCAGAAGGACTTTACTACTATGGCAACTGAAATTCCATTCTTAGCTAAAGCTAGCAGCATACCATCTGATACTATTGGGTCAATTGATGTTCCATATATGGGTCGTTCAATTAAATCAGTTGGTAATAGGACTCATGATACATGGTCGATAACTGTTTTGAATGATGAGGATTATTCTATCAGGAAAATATTATCAACATGGCAAAAGGCATGTTGTTCTAATGGACAATATGCTCTCATGAATAACCAAATTCGTGCAACATTAAAGGTTGTCCAGTTAGGACAAGATTTAAAACCTACATTTGCTGTTTTTTTAAAGGGGTCATATCCTACTGAAATTTCATCTATTGAGTTAGGATGGGATACAAATGATGCAATAGAAGAGTATACAGTAACATTCGCATATAACTGGCATGAAGAGCAGCATGATGAGACAGTATTATCTGGATTAGTATTACCAACTGATTAACAAGGTGAATATATAATGAAATTATTTGGATTTACATTAGGCAAAACAAAGAAGAAAGAATTAAAATCCTTTGTTCAAAAGACGGAAGAGCAACCAGAAAATGCGGTAGTAGTTAATTCTGCCAATTTTTCTGGTTCTTATTTTAATTTTGACAATACTTTTAAAACTGATTCTGAGTTAATTAACAAATATAGATATATGTCTATGCACGCTGAAGTTGAGTTAGCCATAGATGATATTGTATCTGAATCTGTAATAACAGATGATACAAGTCCGGTTAAAATGGAAATATCAGATGATTCTACATTATCTGATACTTTAGTTGCCACTATATATAAAGAGTTTGATGTAATATTAAAAATATTAGATTTTTCTAACTTTGGATATGATATATTTAGAAGTTGGTATGTAGATGGTCGATTATATTATCATATTATTGTTGATGAAAATAAAAAGAAAGAAGGTATACAAGAATTACGAAAAATAGATCCTAGAAAAATTAAAAAGATCAAAGAAGTTAAAAAAAACGATCAAAATATAATAGAATCTGTAATAGAATATTATGTATATAATGAAAATGGTATTGATAGAGATATAGATTTAAAGGGGATACCTATTCAATTGGATGCTATAAGTTACATATCATCAGGTATACGTGATGGTACGAAAAATCATACAATTGGACATTTACACAAGGCAATAAAACCTTTAAATCAATTAGTTATGCTTGAGAATTCTGCTGTTATATATAGATATACACGAGCACCAGAAAGACGAGTATTTTATATAGATGTTGGTAATTTACCTAAGATGAAAGCTGAACAATATCTTAGTGATGTTATGAATAAATATAAGAATAAAGTAGTATATGATGGTGTTACTGGTGAAGTTAAAGACGGTAAAAATCATATGTCTATGCTTGAAGATTATTGGTTCCCACGTAGGGAAGGTAACTCTGCACAGATTGATACATTGCCGGGTGGTACTAATTTAGGTGAAATTGATGATATAATATATTTTCAAAAGAAGTTATATAAATCATTAAATGTACCGGTGTCACGGTTAGAATCTGAAAATTCTATGGCATTAGGTAGGGCGACTGAAATAAATAGAGATGAAATGAAATTTGATAGATTTATTAGAAGGTTGAGAAATCGGTTTGATAATTTATTTTATGATTTATTAAAAACTCAGTTGATATTAAAAAATATAATATCACAAGAAGAATGGGAAGATATTAAATATGAATTAAATGTTATATATAATGAAAATTCATATTATAATGAAATCCAAGATTCTGAAGTATTACGAGATCGTGTATCTATGATAACAGATATGGATAACATAGGGTTAATTGGAAAATATTGGTCACATGAATGGATTCGTAAAAATATATTGAAGATGAATGATGAAGAAATAAGTCAGATAGATGATGAGATTAAAAAAGAATTGAAGGTTGCACAATACAATGAACCTGAAGAACCAGATAACAAACGATTTTAAAGGATATTAATATGAAAAGTTTTATAGAATACACATTACTGGAAGGTATAACTAGAAAAAAAGTTATACGGAATGGTGAACGAAAGATAAAAAAAATATCAAATAAAGATGGGTTTAAGGTATTAAATGGTAAAGAAACTAAAATAAGTACCAAAGAACGTCTTATGTTAAGATTAAGAAATAAAAAATCTGCTAAAAAACGTAAAGGTAAATCTGCTACCGCTAATAGAAAAAGAGCAATTTCTATGAATAAAAGAAGAGGTATGTAATATGAAACTTATTACTGAGATATATGAAGATATTAATTATATCATTGAAGATAAATCTAAAAATATGTATATTGAAGGTATTTTTTTACAGTCGGATATAAAGAATCGTAATGGTAGATTATATCCAACCGCCGTATTACAAAAAGAAGTTAAAAGATATTCGGCTGAATATATTGATAAAGGTAGGGCATTTGGAGAACTTGGACATCCAAGTGGTCCATCTATTAATTTAGAACGGGTGTCACATTTAATTAAAGAATTGTATCAAGATGGTAATAATTTTATTGGTAAGGCTAAAATTATGACAGAAACACCATATGGGTCTATTGTTAAAAATCTTATACATGAAGGCGCTAAGTTAGGAGTATCTTCTAGGGGTATGGGTTCTATAAAAGAAAAGAAAGGATTGAATACTGTCCAAGACGATTTTCATTTAGCAACAGCGGCAGATATAGTTGCTGATCCATCGGCACCAGATGCATTTGTAAATGGTATTATGGAAGGGAGAGAATGGGTATGGTCTAATGGAATTATTAGTGAATATAATATTGATAATTACCATAAATTAATAAAAAAAGAAAGTATGTCAAATATTGAAAAAACTAAAATAAAAATATTTGAAGATTTTTTAAATAAATTGTAAGATATTATAAATATTATATGTAAAAAAAACTAAAATTGGGAGAAACTGATGGACAATGAAAAACGTAAAGATGACGAGACAATCCTAGAGGATAAAATATCCACTTCTCTAGCAAGTCTTGATATTCTTAATAACACTAAATTATTAAAGGTTGCTTTAAAATCTAAATCGTCTAAAGATTTAGAAACTAGTATGACCAAAATGAAAACACAATTCGAAGAATATAAAAATATTCATTGGGATAATATTGATTGGGATACTATTTTTAAAGATTTGCGCGAAGAGGTTGTTGATGACGAACCCGTCATTGATGAGTCGGAGGATGAATTAATTACACCTAAAGAGTGTAATATTGAAGATACTGATGAAGTATCTGAAAACGCAAATGTAGTTGGTGGTGGCATGAGTCCAACAGCAAGTAACACGGTAGAAGATACAGAAGAAGAAGTAGTAGAAGACACAGAAGAAGAAGTAGTAGAAGATACAGAAGAAGTAGTAGAAGAACTTTCTATTAAATTGACATCTGAAGATATAGACACTTCTGAAGATACTGATGCTCTTTTATCTGGACATGACTTTTCTGATGAATATAAAGAGAAAGTGAAAAGTATATACGAAACTGCGGTTTTAACAAAAATTAATGAACATATTGAACTTATTGAATCAAAATATAAAGAAAAATATGATTCTGAATTAGCTACTGTTACTGAAGATATGCATATTGAATTAATAGAAGATATGAATAAGTATTTAACATATGCAGTAGAAGAATGGGTTACTGAAAATAAAATAGCAATAGAAAGTGGAATTAAATCATCTATTTTAGAAAATTTTATATCAGGACTTAAAGATGTGTTTGAAACAAACTATATTGATATTCCTACAGAAAAATTAGATATATATGAAGAATCTAAAGAAAATGAAAAACGTTTAGAATCTGAATTAAATATTCAAATTGAAAAAAATATTAAATTAACAGAACAAATAATGGTATCACAACGTGATGATATTATAAATAAATTAACTGAAGGATTGACATTAATTCAAACTGAAAAAGTTAAGAAATTGAGTGAAAATTTAGAATTTTCATCAGTAGAAAAATTCAATGATAAAATAAATATTATTATTGAAAGTTATTTTTCTAAAGGGGATACTCTTACTGAAAGTAATATATTGGAAGAAACTGCATTAGACACTGCTATTGAAGATTCTCCTATTGTGAAAGAACTTAATGAATCACAAGAAAATAGCGTGATGACGCATTATACAAGCACATTGTCAAGATGTAAATAGTAATAATTATAAATATATAAAGTATTACAATAATTTAATAAAATAAAAAATAAAAAGGAGAATAGGATGTACACTAAAATGCATTTATCTGAAGAATTACAAAAAAAATGGAAACCCGTTTTAGACCATGAAAATATTTCACCAATTTCTGACCCATACAAAAAAGCTGTATGTGCGATTTTATTGGAGAACCAAGAAAAAGCTGTTAAAGAAGAACAATTATTAATGTCGGAAGGCACTAACATAGTTGGCGGTGGTATGAGTCCAACAGTTGGTGGTGAAGGTGAGTTCAAAGGTATGGATCCAGTACTTATCGCATTAGTTAGACGTACTATGCCTAATTTAATGGCATATGATGTCTTAGGTGTTCAACCAATGTCTGGACCAACTGGATTAATCTTTGCGATGCGTTCACGTTATGTCAATCGTACTACTGGCGATAGAGATGAAACTTTCTTTGATGAAGTTGATAGTGCGTTCTCAGCTAGAAACGATGCCCCTCACGCGTCAACCGACCCCTTTGCAGGAAACGTCAAAGCAGAAGATCATGTAATCGTTCAAGCCGATCTTGATGCCGGCGGTGCTTACTTTGGTTCTGGTTACGCAGTAGATTTCGTAGTTCCTAATACTGCCTTTTTGGATCAAACCACTCACCTTCATACTTCTGGTAAAGGTGGAGTTGTATCTGATCTTGAAAGACTTGGTGAACGCAACGCGGAGGGTCAGTTTGATGGAGCTCAAGCAGGATCTCTTAACAAGATGGGTACTGGCGGTGATTTCAACGAGATGGCATTCTCAATTGAACGTGTTACTGTTACCGCAGAAAGCCGTGCTTTAAAAGCAGAGTATACTACTGAATTGGCTCAAGATTTAAAAGCTGTTCATGGTTTAGATGCAGAGGCTGAGTTATCCAACATCTTATCAACTGAAATTGTTGCAGAGATAAACAGAGAAGTTATTCGTACTGTATATGGTGTTGCTAGATTAGGTGCTTCGTCAGGTACAACTACTAAAGGTATTTTTGATCTAAGTAGTGATGCTGATGGTCGTTGGTCTGTTGAGAAATTTAAAGGTTTGTTATTTCAAATTGAAAGAGAATCAAATATGATTGCTCGTTTAACTCGTCGTGGTAAAGCTAACATGATGATTTGTTCATCTGATGTTGCATCTGCATTATCATTGGCTGGTGTTTTAGACTTTAACCCTGCATTAATGGGTAATAAACAATTAGATCCAGATGATACTGGTTCTACTTTTGTTGGTGTATTAAATGGTAAACTCCGTGTATACATTGATCCATATTTTGATGCTGCTGGTGCTTATGAAATGGTATGTTTAGGTTATAAAGGTACTTCACCATATGATGCTGGTATTTTCTATTGCCCTTACGTTCCACTACAAATGGTTCGTGCAATTGGTCATGAAACTTTCCAACCTAAAATTGGTTTTAAAACTCGTTACGGTTTGGCTTCTAACCCATTTGCAACTGGTAGAGAAAGTACAAGTCATACTGGTTTAGATGCTCGTCAAAACGTATATTATCGTTTATTTAGAGTTGATAACTTAATGACATTATCTTAGGTTTTAAACAATCTTAATGAAATCATAATAATAATAACCATTAAGAAAAACATTAAAAGGTTACTTCGGTAACCTTTTTTTTTGATTTAAATTTATGTTATAAATATAATATACAGTTAATCATGGTGGCAGTTATGCAATTAGTAGGTACTTCAAATTTAAATTATTTTAATAACCAATCGTTTCAATTAAATGTTCCAGTATGTCCGTTATTAAGTGGATTTGTACAAATGGTCAATATACCATCAATATCAATTGGTGAAGTGGGGGTTGAAACTTCATTAGTGCAAATAAAACATCCTGGAGATAAATTAACATATGGTACATTAACTGTTACATTTTTACTTAATGAAGATTTAAGTAATTGGTTTCAAGTGTATGAATGGATGTCGGCTTTAGGGTTTCCTGAACGACATGAACAATATGTAGAATTTATGGAGAAAAAGAAATCACTTGATGGATATGATACTCCAACAACAACAGGAAAATTAATATTATATAATAACAATAATATACAAATGAAAATAATGTCTTTTTATGATTTATTTCCTGTTAATTTAATAGAAATCCCCATGACAACTACTGATACTGTTACTAATCATCCTGCAGGTATAGTAGATTTCCAATTTACATATTTAACAATCCAAGATATATGACATTGTTGAGTGAGTTGATACAAGAATCTAAAAAGGATTTAGAAATTAATGAACTTGATGTTGATAATACTATCGTGTCAACACAATTAATGATAGGAAAATGGTTAGAATACCAACAAAAATACAAAGATATATTAATATTTGAAAGTATAGAATATAGAAGAATGTGTGGATTGCGTACTTTATATTATTATGGGAAATTATCAGATAAAGAGTTAAATAAATTGGATTGGGAACATCATGGTTTTTTAATTAAAAGTAAAACGGAATTATCTCCATTTATTGACAGCGATGATATATTGATCCCATTAAAATTGAAATATGATAAATTAACACAAACTTTAGAATTTATTGATAAAACTTTAGATCAAATAAATGCCAAATCATGGGCTATTAAAAATTATATAGATTGGAAAAAGTTCGAAGCAGGTATTGGATATTAATAATTCCATAACGTTATATAAACTTGATGAATCTTATTTACAAATAGATTCAACCGAAATGTTCATATTAAAGGAATTAGTTGATTATTTTACATTTAAAGTTCCTGGTGCTGAATTTATGCCAACTTATAAAAGTAAAGTATGGGATGGTAATATTCGATTATTTAACCCAGTAAATAGAAAGATATATACTGGACTCAAAAATAGTATTATCGAGTTTTGTAAAATTAATAATTATGAAATAAATTATGATAAATCATGTGGTAATTTTAATAAATTAGAATTCAAAGAAAAAGATTTAAATGATTTTCTAACACACATTAAACCAATGTCTGGTGGGGTACCTCTCACATATAGAGATTATCAAATTGAATCAATTCAACATGCAGTTAATAATGAACGATTAGTATTAGTATCACCGACTGCATCTGGCAAATCTTTAATAATCTATTCACTAGTACGGTTTTATTTAATGCATCCTGAATTAAATAATAAAAGTATATTAATAATAGTACCAACAACATCTTTAGTATCTCAAATGTTTAGTGATTTCAAAGATTATGGTTTTAATGTTGATGAAATGTGTCATACCATATATCAAGGACAATCAAAAGAATCCGATAAAAGAGTAATTATTTCTACATGGCAATCTATATATAAGATGAATATATCTTATTATAATAAATTTGGAATGGTTGTAGGCGATGAGTGTCATTTATTTAAAGCCAATTCGTTATCTAAAATAATGAATAATCTAGTTAATTGTAAATATAGATTTGGAATGACAGGGACATTAGATGGGACACATACTCATAAATTAGTATTAACTGGATTATTTGGAGATGTGAAAAGAATAACTACTACTAAAAAATTAATAGATAATAAAGTATTATCTGATTTTAAAATACAATGTGTTGTATTAAAATATAAAGAATCTTTATGTAAAGAAGTAAGAAAATTAAAATATCATGAAGAAATACAATGGATTATATCTAATAAAAGAAGAAATAATATAATAAGTAATTTAACTAAATCTTTAATTGGTAATACTTTAATATTGTATAATTTTGTAGAGGCTCATGGAATCCCCTTATATGAATTATTAAGTGATAAAATAAAAGATAAAGAAATATATTTTATATCAGGTAGAATATCAGCTGATGAAAGAGAAGAAATAAGACATAGAGCAGAATTAATAAATAATATTGTTATTATAGCTTCATATGGAACATATTCTACTGGTATAAATATAAAAAACTTAGATAATATTATTTTTGCATCACCTACAAAAAGTCGCATACGAAGTTTACAATCAATAGGAAGGGCTTTACGTAAAAGTAATAATAATAAAATAGCAGTACTTTATGATATTGTAGATGATTTAAGATATAAAAAATATGTTAATTTTGTATGTAGACACTTCTATAAAAGGTTAGATATATATAATGAAGAACAATTCAAATTTAAGATTAATAATATTGATATAAAATAATGTCATATCATATTATACAATTAATGACATCAGAATTTATTATAGGTAAATTATCTATTGATGATGATAAATTAGGAGTATCTTTAGAAGATATTGTTAAATTATCATTTGATGGAGAAGATCTATTTTTAAGTGAATTTAATATTTTCACTAATGATAAAATCACATATATATCATATGATAAGATTCTTACAATAAATAAACCAACAAGCGATGTATTATCTCATTATTCTGAATATTTAGCACAATTGTATACTGAGTTACATCATAGAAACACCCATCAAAAAGATAAAAGATTACTTAATTAAGTAATATCAACCCACCACAGATACATGATAACACAAAAAGCAGTCATTGTCAAGCTGATTTTAAAACTTGACAATGATGTGTCTTTTATGTTACAATAGTAATTGTAACTATAAATAAAGGAGTATTTATGAAAAAGAAAGGTGAACATTATGTAGATAATATACGACTTTATGATGAAATGGTGGAATATACTAAATGTGTGATATCATATAAGAATGGTGAACTTATTGATAAACCAATAGTTAGTGATTATATTTGTGAATCTATTATGAGGATTTCTGATAGGTTATCTTATAGACCTAATTTTATAAATTATACGTATAGAGATGAGATGGTGAGTGACGGGGTTGAAAATTGTTTATTATATATTAATAATTTCGACCCATCTAAATCAAAGAACCCATTCTCTTATTTTACTCAAATAATATATTTTGCTTTTATCCGTAGGATTCAGAAAGAAAAGAAACAGTTATATGTGAAATATAAGTCTATATATAATTCAAATGTATTTGATAATGATGACATGCGTGATGCTGATATTAATAGTATTAAAGATTCTTATTTAGGATTTGTAATGGAAAATAGAGAAAATATTGATATATTTTTAGATGATTTTGAACGAGTACAGGATGAAAAAAGAGCATTGAGAGTTAAAAATAAAGTGAGTAATTCTATACAAGAGGAAATTGTTGATGAAAATTGCATTGATAACTGATACACACTGGGGTGCAAGAAATGATTCGTTAATATTTTATGATTATATGATGAAATTTTATGATAATATATTTTTTAAAGAATTGGAGTCACGTAATATTAAGACAATAATTCATTTAGGTGATGTGGTTGATCGTAGAAAATTTATAAATTTTAATATATTACATAATTTTAAAAACAATTTCCTTAAGAGATTGATGGATATGAAAATAGATACTCATATTATTATAGGTAATCATGATACATATTTTAAGAATTCTAATAAAGTGAATGCTATGGAGTCTTTGATTGATGTGGATAATCCGTTATCACCAAAGATATATTCGTCCATTGATACTGTTAATTTTGATGGTTTGGATATTTGTTTATGTCCATGGATTAATGATGACAATTATGATGAGTCTATATCGCATTTAAATGATACTAATTCTACCGTAGTATTCGGTCATTTAGAAATATCTGGGTTTTTAATGAACAGTGGTATTCGTTGTTTGGAAGGTATTAAAAAATCAATATTTAGTAGATTTGAGAAAGTATATTCTGGTCATTTTCATCATAAGTCAACCGAAGATAATATAACATATTTGGGCAATCCATATGAATTAACTTGGGCTGATTATAAAGATGACCGTGGATTTCATATATTTGATACTGACACATTGGAATTGGAATTTATTAAGAACACATATACTATATTTGAGAAGATATTTTATGATGAAGATATTGTAGATGATTTTGATTTTTCTTATTATAATGGTAAGTTTATTAAGATAATTGTTAATAAAAAGACTGATATATATAAATTTGATTTATTTGTCGATACGTTGTATAAGAATGATGTGATTGATATTAATATTATTGATGAAACTATGATAGATGGTGTCGGTATTGATGATAAAGTGTCTATTGATGATGATACTATGTCATTGGTATATACATATATAGATGGAACTACTGTTGATGTAGATAAGGATAAATTGAAGAATATTATTAATGATGTGTATATGGATGTGTTAAGGGAAATATGATTATATTTGAGAGAATTCGTTGGAAGAATTTTTTAGCTACTGGTGATAAATTTACTGAGATAATTTTAAATGAATGTGGCAGTACATTAATTGTTGGTGAGAATGGTGCTGGGAAATCTACTATATTAGATGCGTTGACATTCGTGTTGTTTGGGAAATCATTTAGGAAGATTAATAAACCACAGATAGTTAATTCTATTAATGGTAAAGATTGTGTAGTTGAGATAGAATTCAGTATTGGTGATAATGAATATAAAGTAATCCGTTCAATTAAACCTAGTATATTTAATATATATGTTAATGATAGGTTATTAGATCAGGATTCAAGAGTTAAAGATTCACAAAAATATTTAGAAGATAGTATATTAAAACTAAATTATAAGTCATTTACGCAGACGGTATTGTTGGGTTCAGCTACATTTATACCATTTATGCAATTAAATGCTTCTGATAGACGCGATATAATAGAAGATATATTAGACATTAAGATATTTTCTTATATGAATGATATTATAAAAAATAAGGAGTCATTATGTAAGAGTGATTTGGTGGAAGTATCTAGTAAACTTGACATATTAGAACATAAAGTATCATTACATAAGAAATTTATATCTGATAAACAGAAAAATACTACTGACATTATTAATAATAATAAGGAGAAGATTTCTCAAAAACAACAATTATTAAAAAATAATTTACTTGAAATTGATAGATTGGATAAGAATATATTGGATTTAAGGGATTCTTTTGATTTTAAAATAGATAAATTCAGGAAAAGGTTAAAGGGTGTTAATAAAGTAAAATATAAGATGGATGCATCCAGGGATTTGTTTACTAAGGTAATAGAATGGTTTTCTGATAAGAGTGAGTGTCCATCTTGTAAACAAGATATAAGTGATGAATATAAAAAAGTTATAATATCAGAGAATATTAATAAAATCGATAACATAACTTCATCGTCAATTGAGGTATCAGATGAGATATCCCGTGTAGAAGAGAGGATTACTAATCTTAATGATATACGGTTGGAGTGTTCAGAGTTAGAAAACACAAGTTTAGAATATAGAATGACTAATAACTCATTATTAAGTTCCATTGATGATTTAAATAATGATAATAAAAGTATATTATCCGATGTAGTTTCAACTTCTGATTTGATAGATGAACTTGAATCCTATGAATATGAGTATGATGATTTTGTAGAACGAAAAAAAGAGTTAAGTAATGATAAACATCACTATTCTTTAGTTTCTAAAATATTGAATGATGATGGTGTTAAAATATCAATTATAAAATATTATTTACCTAAAATTAATCATCTTATTAATGTGTATTTACATAAGATGAATTTTTATGTAAATTTTAAGTTAGATGCTAAGTTTTGTGAAACTATTGAGTCTATGAATCGTAATAAATTTACATATAGTTCGTTTTCTGAGGGTGAACGAATGCGTATAGATTTAGCACTCTTGTTTACATGGAGAGATGTTGCAAGGATGAAGAATAGTGTTAATACTAATTTGTTAATATTAGATGAGGTTTTTGATTCAAGTTTAGATACAAATGGTACTGATGATTTTTTGAAGTTAATAAGTAGCTTTGTTGATAGAAATGTGTTTATTATTTCTCATAAAGGTGATATTCTATATGATAAGTTTGCAAAAACAATAACTTTTGAAAAAAAGAGAAACTTTAGTTTTATTAAGAAAGATGTTGACAAATAAGCAATTATGTGTTATACTTGTATTGATTAAGTGAAATTGAGGAATTAAATTAATGTCTATGACAAATATGCAGAAACGGAAACAATTGAAGAAGATAAGAAGATCTAAACTTATCACGAAACAATATAATATTGAAAAGATGAACAGGAGACATAAATGAAAATTAGTGAAAAAACGCAACAAATATTGAGAAATTTCTCAACAATTAACCCATCAATTTTGTTGAATAAAGGACATAGGATTACTTCTATGTCTATTATGCGTAATATAATAGTATCTTCTGATGTAGAAGAAGATTTTCCAAATAAGATAGGAATATATGATTTACCAAGATTTTTATCTAATTTACAGATGTACCCAGAATTGGAATTTCATGATGATCACATTATGATGTTTTCTGAAGATAGACGGTATGAGTTTAGAACTACAGATGAGAAGGTTATAGTTTATCCTAAAAAAACATTTAAATTAGAAGGTTCTGCGTATAATACAGAAGAGAGTAAGGAATTCCCAGAAGTTCTTTTTTCTGTAGATTTAACTGAATCTAGTTTGAGTCGTATTAAAAAAGTATCAACAATCAATTCTTTACCAGATTATGCATTAATGACGGATGGTGGTATTATTTATTTTGTTGCATTAGATAAAAAGAATAGTATGAGTGATGTGTCTAGAGAACCAGTTGGGGAATCTACTGATGATTTTAAAATATATTTTAAATCTGATAATTTTAAATTATATGATGGTACTTATAAAATTAGTGTGTCGAGTATAAGTGAAAAGGGGAGTGGATTGTCTACTTTTAAAAATGAGAATGAATTATTACAATATTGGGTAGCTATAGAGAGTGATTCGTATTATAATAAAGTTTAATATGGTTGGAGTATATTATGAATGATAATTTTTTGTGGGTTGAGAAATATAGACCTAAGACAATAGAAAGTTGCGTATTATCGCCAGATATTAAGAAGATATTTACCGATATAATTTCTTCTAAAGTTATGCCGAATTTATTATTATCTGGTGGACCTGGTGTAGGAAAAACTACAGTAGCTAAGGCATTATGTGAAGAGTTGGATTATGATTATCTTTTTATAAATGGAACAGAAGATAATGGTATTGATGGTATAAGAACTACATTACGTCAGTATGCATCTTCTGTGTCGTTGGATGGAAGGTTTAAAGTAATTATTATTGATGAAGCTGATTATTTATCATGGGCAGCACAACCAGCGTTGCGTGGATTTATTGAGGAATTTTCGGATAATTGTCGGTTTATTTTCACATGTAATTTTAAAAACAAGATAATAGATCCATTGCATAGTAGATGTACTGTTGTTGAATTTAAAATCAGCAATAAGGAAAAACCTAAAATTGCAAAAAGATTTTATAATAGAGTATGTGAAATTTTGATAAAAGAGGGTGTTGAGTATGATTCTGCTGCAGTAAGGGATGTACTTATGAAACATTTTCCTGATTGGAGACGGACGTTAAACGAATTGCAGTCATATTCTAATGATGGAAAGATTGATGTTGATATTATATCAGAAACGTGTGATATTAGTGATCTTTGTGTTTCATTAAAAAATAAGAAATTTACTGAAATGAGGAAATGGGTTGTTGTTAATTCTTCTGTTGACTGCAATCAGGTTTTTAAAATGATATATGATGAATTATATAATTATATTGAGAGTCAGTCAATCCCAGATTCGGTAATTATATTGGGAGAATATCAGTATAAATCGTCATTTGTGGTTAATCAAGAGATTAATTTAGTTGCTTGTTTGACGGAACTGATGTGTAATTGTGATTGGAAGTGATTTATGTCAGATGAACATAAAAAGTATGATTTATTTAAAGGTTATGCTAATTCTATATCGTATACTAAAACTAATTTATTAGATTCTGATGATGAGTTATGGCAAAGTAATTATAGTCCTTATATGGTAAATAAAATATTTTCTATGTATAAGGATACTATATTATATGCTAATGAAATGAATAAACTACCTCATTTAGATAATAAAATGCAATATGACTATTTACTAAATATAATACGGCCAAAGAAACGATTTACTTCTTGGCCAAAAAAAGCACAACACAAGGATTTTGAGTTAGTTAAAGAGTATTATAATTATAGTGATAAGAAAACTGAGGATATTATTGGAATTTTAACTGAATCTCAAATTAATTATATTAAGGATATTATGTATAAGGGTGATTGAATTGGGAGTAAAGGGACATGATGAGTGTAGTAGATAGTTTAGTTGAAGTTAGTTTGATAGAGGATGATGATTTTTTAAGAGTAATAGAAACATTGACGCGGATTGGAGTTTCGTCAAAACGAGAAAAGAAATTATTTCAGTCATGTCATATTCTTCATAAAAAGGATAAGTATTATATAGTTCATTTTAAGGAGTTATTTTTATTAGATGGCAAACCTTCAGATTTTACTGATAATGACAGAAGTAGACGAAATAAGATAGTTTCGTTATTAGAAGAGTGGGGATTAGTAGAAGTTGTTAGAGCTGATGTTTTTCCTGAGGCACCTATATCTCAAATAAAGGTGATACCATATAAAGAGAAAGAGGAATGGGAATTGATACCAAAGTATAATATAGGTAAACGGAAGTAATATGAAGGTTGAAGATGAGTTGGACTTCCTACTTAAAGAATATAAGTTGGAGAATGACAAATTTTTAAAAAGTAATTATTCTGCTTCTATACGAGTAAGAAGTATTCTTAGGGAAGTGATACGTATTTGTGAGACAAGGAGACAAGAGATTCTTGAAGAAAGAGAGTGGATTGTTTCTACATATGGTGAGGGTGATTATGTTGGTGAACACGCTAGAAGAATGGCAAGAAAATATGGACTTAAAGACGGTGAGTCTTTTGATTGGGAAAATTGATTTAATTAATGGGAGAGTGTAATGAACTATGTAAATAATTTGTTTATGAGAACTATGATACGTAAGTATGAGTATGAGAGAGATGATGCTGTGGCACATATTAAAAATTTGTTTGATAATCCAGTTGCATCAGATAAAACTTTCAGTGAACCGTCCATTACTGATGAGTTGGACTCATGGTTGCATAAATTGAGCGATGCTGAAAACAAATTAAAAAGTTTGTTAGTGCATTTTGCACAAAAAGACGAAGAAACAAATAGTGAGTAATATTAAAGTTATACGGTTTATATCTGGTGAGGAATTGATGGGTGAAATTGTAGAGAATAAAGGTACATATGAATTAAAAAATATATGTCAATTGGCTGCATCATATTCAGATCCAACTACCGCTACTGCTAGGATTGGATTGTCACCATATATGCCTTATACTAATGCAAAAGATAGTATTGTTGTGGATGCGACATTCGTTGCGTTTATTGTTGATCCTGTTGTTGATTTATTGAATGAGTATAATAAGATATTTGGAGTTGGTATTATTGTTCCTAGTGAGAAGGATATAATTAAACCTAAAGGTGGGTCTAATGCATATGTTAAAATATAATTAAATTTAAATAAGGTATATTATGAGTTTTTATACATCTGTTGAGAAAGTGGGCAATAATATATTATATTGCGGATATGATGATGGTGGTAATGTGGTTAAATATAAAGAATATTATAAACCTACGTTATATGTTACAAATAATAATAATTCTGATAGTTCATGGAAAACCATTAGTGGTGAATCTGTATCAGAACTATCTTTTGATAATATGAAAGATTCTCATGAGTTTATGAAGAAATATGAGAACGTGGATAGTTTTAATGTTTATGGTATGAGTAATTATATATCACAATATATTAATGATAAACATGATGGTGTTATTGAATTTGATACTGATTTAATTAATGTAACTAATATTGATATTGAAGTTGATTCTGATGATGGTTTCCCTGATCCAACTCAAGCAAAATTCCCAATAACAGCTATAACAGTTAAAGATAATTCAAATATATACTATGTGTTTGGATTTGGTGAATATTCGGTGAAGGATTCAATCCATGATCATTTAGATATAGAATATATTAAATGTGATGATGAAGGTGATTTGTTAAGAAAGTTTATAAAATTTTTATCAAGTGATGGCCATGTTCCTGATGTTATTACTGGATGGAATATTAAGTTTTTTGACATACCATATATAGTTAATCGTAGTGTTAGATTATTTAGTGACTCTTTTATGAAAAAGATATCACCATGGAATATGGTTAGTCAAAGAACCACATTAAAGATGGGTAAGGAACATCCATATTATGTTATATATGGTATTCAACAGATTGATTATATAGATTTATATCGTAAATTCACATATAAAAATTTAGAGTCATATAGACTTGATCATGTTGCTTATGTTGAACTTGGTGATCGTAAATTACAATATCATGAATATACTGATCTTCATGATTTATACACGAACAATTTTCAATTATATATTGATTATAATATAAAAGATGTTGAAATTGTAGATAGGTTGGATGTTAAATTACAATTGATGGATTTGTGTTTTAATATTGCATATAAGGGTGGTGTTAATTATGAGACTGCATTTGGTACTACTGTAATATGGGATTCTTTAATTTATCGTTTGTTATCATCACAAAAAATGGTACCTCCACCAAAGAAAGAAAATATAAAGAGTACGTTTGCTGGTGGATATGTTAAAACTCCATTCATTGGTAAACATGAGTGGATTGTATCTTTTGATTTGAATAGTTTATATCCTATGTTATTACAACAATATAATATGTCACCCGAAACTATATTGCCGTTAGTTACTAGTGGTGTTGATGTAGATAGTTGTTTAAGTATGATGGATTTTGATAGACAGTATAGTTCTACGGAATCTACTATGGCAGCAAATGGTACTCATTATAAGACAGATGTTCTTGGGGTAATACCATCTGTAATTGATAAATTATATTCTGAACGAAGTATTATTAAGAAGAATATGATTAAACTTAAAAAACAACGAGAGGGTATTCAACATGGTGAGTTGGATAATCAGATTTCTTCATTACATAATCAGCAATTAGCTATTAAGATTATGATGAATTCATTATATGGTGCGTTAGGTAATCCTTATTTTAGATATTATGATTTACGAGTTGCAGAGGGTGTTACTTTGTCTGGTCAGTTATCTGTTAAGTGGGCGGAGAAATATATGAATGAATATCTTAATAAGATAATGGGTATGGGTTCTGAGGATTATGTGATTGCAATTGATACTGATTCTTTATATGTTGACTTTAAACCGTTAGTGACTAAGTTGGGATTGGATGCATCTAATAAAAATAAAGTGGTTGATGTTTTAGATAAGATATGTAGTGATAAGTTTGAACCTATGTTAGAATCTGCGTATAAAGATTTATATAATTATATGTATGGGTATGAAAATAAGATGGTTATGTCACGTGAAGTTATTGCCGACGCTGGTATATGGACTGCAAAGAAGAGATATATATTAAATGTATATGATGATGAGGGGGTTAGATATACTACTCCGAAATTAAAGATGATGGGTATAGAGGCTGTTAGAAGTTCTACACCTGAATGTTGTAGAGATACAATTAAAGAATCTTTAAAGATAATACTTTCTAAAACCAATGATGATTTGATAGAGTTTATTGATGAATTTAAAGAACAATTTAAAAAAATGAATATAGTAGATATATCATTCCCACGTGGTATTAATGCGATTAATAAGTATTATAATTCTAGAGATGTTTATATAAAAGGTACTCCGATACATGTAAAGGGTGCTTTATTTTATAATCATTTATTGAAAGAACTTGGTTTAATTGGCAAATATCAACAAATAAAATCTGGGGATAAGATAAAATTTTGTTATTTATCTGAACCAAATCCTATTCATAATAACACTATATCCATGTTGGATGTGTTGCCACCAGAATTTAATTTAGATACGTATATCAATTATGAACTTCAGTTTATTAAAACGTTTTTAGATCCAATTAAAACTATAACGGATGCTATAGGATGGTCAGTAGAACGTAGGAATGTTTTAGATGATTTTTTATAAAGGAGATTATGTATGGGTTTAATGGAAAGAATGAGGAAGAATTCCACGCTGCAAGATAGAATTTCTGTATTGCAAGATTCTATTTATTTGAATGATAATGATGTGGTGACTACTAAAGTTCCTGCTATTAATATTGCTTTTTCTGGAAGTCCTTTTGGTGGATTTAGTTCTGGGTTAACTATGATTGCTGGACCATCAAAACATTTTAAGACGGCATTTGGTTTATTATGCATGAAATCTTATATGGATAAGTATGAAGAGTCTATATGTATATTTTATGACAGTGAATTTGGTACACCACAATCATATTTTGATACATTTGAGATTGATACTAGTAGAGTGTTACATGTTCCTGTTACAGATTTAGAGGAACTTAAATTTGATATTATGAAACAAGTGAAGGAAATCAGTCGTGATGATAGAATATTTATTATGATAGATTCTGTTGGTAATTTGGCATCGAAAAAAGAAGTTGATGATGCTCATGCTGAGAAGAGTGCTGCAGATATGACTAGGGCGAAACAATTCAAGTCATTATTTAGGATGGTTACACCACATCTCACATTAAACGACATTCCAATGATTGTTATTAATCATACGTATGATACACAAGAAATGTATTCAAGAC